ATTGACCCAGAAATGGTACAAAGGAGGTTATATGGCACCCCGTCGCGTTAAAAATCCAAGTAAAACTGCTAAATATTACAGGGAAAACCGTGAAGCTTACTTAAAAAAACTAGCTAAACAATCCAAAGAAAACAGTAAACCATCCAATAAAGAATATCGTCGTAAACTTGCAATGAAACGACGTGAAGCTGGTTTGATGGGTAAAGGTGGTAAAGATATGTGCCACCAATCAAACGGTAAAATTAAACCTTGCAATGCTAAAAAAAACCGAGCTAAAGGGGGCGGTCAAAAACGATGACCCCACTCTTCCCTACGCCTGATCATTATTTACAAAATTTAATTACCATGACAAGTCCCGAAGCTAAAAGGCTCTGGAGAAGAGCCATTAAAGAGCACTTCAATTGTCACTGTGTATATTGTGGAGAACATTATGAATTACATGAACTTACTTTGGACCACGTTCACCCTCGGTGTTCTGGTGGAGAAGATCTTACAAGTAACCTCGTACCATCTTGCGTACGCTGTAATCAGGCAAAGGGAAGCAACAACTGGTTAGTTTGGATGCGTAAAACTTTTGGACTAACCGATAGAGAGCATCTTATTTTATCTCATATTAATTAAACAAATGGCTGACAATCGCGACCCCCGTAAAAAATCACGCACTAACCGTAATCGTCTTACTTCTTCTTCTAATCGTGCGGCACGATCTCGTGCTTCTGCTGCTGATACTCCTCGTCCTACTTCTTCTGCTAACCGCTCTAGCCGCACCTCTGGTCGTGCTGTAGTTACTCAAAGTGGTGCCCGAGGACAACGACGTGGAGCACAAGGACCACGTAATCCTCCCGTGCAAGGTCCATCTCGTCGTACCCGTAATATTACTATTGGTGGTAATACTGGACGTCCTAATCCCGCTCCTTCTAAACCTAATGCTGTAGATCGAATTGGAGGTAGACTATTACGTCAAGGTCTTAATAACCTTGGATACAACACTTCTAAATCTACCACATCTAAAGATTTGATGAATGTTTTTAACCTTGTTCAAAATCTTATTAATCGTAGTCCTTACGGTCTTGTAATGAGTCTTGGTGGTGACACAGCTCCTCAACCTTCAGCACCTGCAGGTACTGTTGGTCAACAGATTCGAGATCAAGCTAATGCAAATCGTGGCAAATACAATACTATGGATTCTGATGGTACTGTACGTTCTCGAATAATAATTGGTGAAGGTAAAGTTGGTCCTAAACCTAATCCTGCTCCAAAACCTAAAAACACTCAACTTTCAGCAGGTGCTAGGTCTTTTGATAAAGCATTTGCTGCTGCTCGTAAAGCAGGTAAATCAACTTTTACTTGGCGTGGTAGATCTTATAACACCAAATATAAAGGCGAATGAATTTAACTGACGCTATTAAAAATACTGTTCAACGGTATAACAACAAAAAAAGATTAAAAATTAGTGGTTCATTAAAACCTATTGCAGATACTCTTATTGATTTGTTGGTTCCAAACACTTCTAAACGAATAGAAGAACGTCGCCGTAAGCTTAAAATGATTCCTAAAGAAACCCCTAACGGTAAACCTATTAGGGATGAGCTAAACGTTCCTTCATTGCGTCGTCCATATTACCCAAGTCGTGAAGAACGGAACCCAATTTATGAACTTTAACTAGATATTAATTTGGGACCTATTCTACCTTTTTAATATATGACAACCCTTGATTTGCTCAAGGATGATTTCAAGCTGTTTCTACAAGCCTTGTGGGGACAGCTTGATCTCCCTCCTCCTACCCGAGCACAGTATGCAATTGCTGATTACTTACAACACGGTCCCAAGCGTCTACAAATCCAAGCCTTCCGGGGCGTTGGAAAGTCCTGGATTACTGGTGCTTTTGTTCTTTGGACTTTGTTTAACAATCCTGAAAAAAAGATAATGATTATCTCTGCCTCTAAAGAACGGGCAGATAACATGTCTATTTTTCTTCAAAAACTTATTATTGAAACACCTTGGCTTAATCACCTTAAACCTAAATCTGATGATGCACGATGGGCACGAATATCGTTCGACGTTAACTGCTCACCTCACCAAGCTCCTTCGGTTAAGTCTGTTGGTATTACTGGTCAACTTACTGGTAGTCGCGCTGATCTCATGATCCTTGATGACATTGAAGTCCCTGGCAACAGTATGACTGAGCTTATGAGAGAAAAGCTACTTCAACTCTGTACAGAAGCTGAATCTATCTTGACTCCTAAGCCTGATTCACGTATTATGTATCTTGGTACTCCTCAGACAACGTTTACTATTTATCGTAAGCTAGCTGAGAGGTCCTACAAGCCCTTTGTTTGGACTGCTAGGTACCCTAGAACCATTAACAAATATGAAGGGCTTCTAGCGCCTCAGCTGGTGGCTGATCTTGATAATGGTGCTGAACCTTGGGCTGTAACAGATCCTGACCGCTTTGATAACAATGACCTCCTCGAACGTGAAGCCTCTATGGGGCGTAGCAACTTTATGTTGCAGTTCATGCTTGACACTAGCCTTAGTGATGCCGAAAAATTCCCCCTTAAATGTGCAGACCTCATCATTACAGCCGTCAATCCCAGTACTGCCCCCGAATCAGTCGTGTGGTGCTCAGACCCTGCTAACGTCATCAAAGACCTCCCCACTGTTGGTTTACCTGGAGATTATTTCTACTCTCCAATGCAGCTCCAAGGAAACTGGAATCCCTACACAGAAACAATCTGCAGTATTGACCCGTCGGGTCGTGGATCAGATGAGACAGCAGCAGCTTTTATCTCACAACGAAATGGTTTCCTGTACTTGCACGAAATGCGTGCTTACCAAGATGGATACTCAGACAAAACGTTATTGGACATTCTAAAAGGATGTAAAAAATATGGAGTTTCTAAACTTCTTATTGAAACTAACTTTGGTGATGGTATTGTTGCAGAACTTTTTCGTAAACACTTACAACAAACCAAACAATCCATTGATATTGAAGAGGTGCGTGCCAACGTACGAAAAGAAGACAGAATCATTGATGCTTTAGAACCTGTCATGAATCAACACCGTCTTGTTATTAATCGTAGTGTTATTGAATGGGATTTTAAATCTAATCCTGATGCAGCTCCAGAAGAACGACTCCTATACATGCTATTCTATCAAATGAGTCGCATGTGTCGTGAAAAAGGTGCAATTAAACACGATGATAGATTAGACTGTCTTGCTCAAGGTGTTAAATATTACACAGATGCACTTGCTATTTCAGCTCATGAACAAATGAAATTAGCAAGACAAGAAGATTGGTATGATATGAACCAAGCATGGCTTGATAACCCTCAACAAGCAGCTAATCATATGGTCTTTGGTTTTGATCTTGAACAACGTAAAAAAGCTAGACAAAATTCTGGAAAAAATACCGTTGCTAAATGGATTTAGCGATGTCCCATGTATAAGGGGGCTGGGAAGGGTGGACCCGAACCCTGAAGGGGGAAGACAAACAATTTTCATTGTTTATCCTCCCCTTTTTTCTTATTGCTAATCCGTAGCCCGTAGGGCGAGGGTCAATAAGACACAAGTAAAGTAACTGTTTACAGCATTTGTGGAAGATTAATGATCACTCATGTAATGAGTCCGATTAATGATCCCACAAGGTACTTTAAAGTACTATCCATCCAAAAATTACCACCACCACCTTTACTATGCATAACGTATCCCTTGTTCATCTTACACCTGATGCTGAACAATTGATCTCTTATATGGCTAGAGTTTCTAATCCCTCTAATCAATCTAATGAAGAAACAGCTCCTAAACTTATCAGGTATCTGATCAAGCATCGTCATTGGAGCCCTTTTGAAATGGTTAATATGTGTGTAGAAATTAATACTACACGCAGTATTGCTGCTCAAATTCTTCGTCATAGATCTTTCTCTTTTCAAGAATTTAGTCAACGTTATGCTGAAGTAAACAACGATCCTGTTATTCCTAATTTTAGAAGACAAGATACTACTAATCGTCAAAACTCTATTGATGATCTGCATCCTGCAACTGTTTCTGACTTTGAATACAAAACTAAGTCAGTCTATCAACTTTCTGTCTTGCTTTATAAAGAGCTTTTAAAAGCTGGTGTAGCTAAAGAGTGTGCTCGTGATGTCTTGCCGTTGTCTACGCCTTCTAGGTTGTATATGAACGGTACATTGCGGTCTTGGTTGCATTATTGTGATTTAAGGTGTGCTAATGGTACTCAATATGAGCATAAATTGATTGCAGATCAAGTAAAAGATCTAATATTTGAGCATTTTCCGTC